GTTTGTCTGGTGTTTCTGTTTCTGATTTAGAAATCAAAACACAAATTCAGTTTTACAACAACATGAAAACTGAAGACATTCAAGAAACTTTAATCAAAGCAGCGGCTGACTTAATTTCTGAAGAAAATCCAAACTATCAGTACGTTGCTGGACGTTTAATTAACTATCAATTGCGTAAAGAAGTTTATGGAAAGTTTGATCCAGATGATTTGTATACCCATGTGAAGCGTATTGCTGACCTTGGATATTATGATAAAGAAATTCTTGAACTATATACAAAAGAAGAATTTGATGAACTGAATTCTTATATTGATCATACACGTGACAATGATTTGACCTATGCCGCCATGGAACAATTCCGTGGTAAGTATTTGATTAAAAATCGAGTCACTGGTGAAATTTATGAAACACCGCAAGTGGCATATATGCTTATTGCGATGACTTTGTTTTCTAAATATCCTCGTTGGGGTAAAGAAAGATCAAGAATTGATTGGGTGAGAAAACTCTATGATGCAATCAGTGGTTTTTATATCAGTTTGCCTACTCCCATTATGGCAGGTGTACGCTCTCCACAGCGCCAATTTTCGTCATGCGTTCTTATTGAAACAGATGATTCGCTGGACAGCATAAATGCGACTGCTTCGTCAATCGTCAAGTACGTCTCGCAAAAGGCTGGCATTGGCATTGGTGCTGGGCGTATTAGGGCTCTTGGGTCCGCTATTCGTAATGGCGACGCTAGTCATACTGGTATCATTCCTTTTATCAAGTATTTTCAATCTGCTGTCAAAAGTTGTTCACAAGGTGGCGTCCGTGGTGGGGCTGCAACGCTCTACTACCCAATCTGGCACTATGAAGTAGAAGACCTTTTAGTTCTCAAAAATAACAAAGGAACTGAAGACAACCGAGTCCGCCATTTGGACTATGGTGTACAATTCAACAAAGTGATGTATGAGCGTTTGCTCAGTGGTGGACATATTACTTTGTTCAGCCCAGCCGATGTTCCAGACCTGTATGATGCTTTTTTCACAAATGTAGACTTGTTTCGTGAGTTGTATGAAAAATACGAAAAGTCCACGAAGGTTAGAAAAAAGACACTTGCTGCTATTGACTTGTTCTCGGCATTTGTTCAAGAGCGCAAAGACACTGGAAGAATCTATTTGATGAACGTTGATCATGCAAATGAGCATGGGGCATTCATTCCATCACTGGCTCCAATCCGTCAAAGCAATTTGTGTTGTGAAATTGACCTGCCAACAAAACCACTGAAGCATATTCATGACCCCGAAGGCGAAATCAGTCTTTGTACACTGGCGGCTATCAACTGGGGTAAAATAAAGAGCCCAGAAGATTTCAAGTTGCCATGTATACTTGCAGTGCGTGCTTTGGATGCCTTGTTGGATTATCAAAGTTATCCTGTCATTGCTGCACAAAATGGCACTATGAATCGCCGCCCACTTGGGGTTGGTATTATTAATTTTGCCTACTGGCTTGCTAAAAACAATACAAATTATTCAGAACCAGACTTGAAATTAATTCATCAATATGCCGAGGCTTGGTCATATTATCTGATCAAGGCATCAGCAGACCTTGCTATTGAGTATGGTAAAATTCCAGCAAGTGATAGTTCAAAATATTGCGAGGGTATTTTGCCTATTGACACCTACAAAAAGGATGTTGATGAATTGGTTGACCCTGTTTACGCAATGGATTGGGCATCACTCTCCAAACAGTTGAAAGAAACAGGAATTAGAAATTCAACACTGATGGCGTTGATGCCATCTGAAACTTCTGCTCAAATTTCAAATTCAACAAATGGTATTGAACCGCCACGCAGCCTTGTATCAGTTAAGCAATCAAAGGATGGCGTATTGAAACAAGTTGTACCAGCAATTGCTCGTTTGAAGAACAAATATGAATTGCTTTGGGATCAACAGTCACCAGAAGGCTATTTGAAGATTTGCGCTGTGCTGCAAAAATTTATTGATCAGGGAATTTCAGTTAACACATCATACAACCCTCGTTTTTATGATGAAGAAAAAATCCCAATGTCTGAAATGATTAAGCATATGCTGATGTTTTATAAGTATGGTGGTAAGCAATTGTATTATTTCAATACATACGATGGCTCTGGTGAAATGGAAGTGAAGGTAACTCCAGAATTGAATAAAGGCGCAATGGATGATGCTGATTGTGAAAGTTGTAAAATATGAGGTATAGAGTATGCGCGCTAGGATTAGTAATTGTTCAGAATTAAATTCAGAAATCGTTTATGACATCCTTTGGTACTCTAGAAATTACAAAGGGGTGCAAGACGCGCAAATTGAAGTTTTTGATAATGGCGTATTGAAGAGTGTGAAAGTCCCTTTCCAAAGTATTATATGGTTGGACTCAGAAGAAGAAAAACAGGAGTAATAAAATGGCAGAATTAACACCAGAAGAAAGAGCAGCAAATAGAGCAGAAGCCGAAAAGCGTTATGCAGATTGGGTTGCAAATAACCCTGTGAAAGTTGCCGAGGCTGAAAAGATTGCAAATGAAAAACTACAAAATTTTCTTGCGGAAAGAAAATTGATGCGAGAAACTGAACCAGAAAAATATGCAGAACTTATTAAATATGAGCCTACTGCATCACGTGACCCTGATAAGGTTCTTGCGGGATTCAAAAGAGATCTTATCAGAAAAGAAATGGGTAAAGAGGCTATTGCCAAAAGAGAGGCTGACTTTGCAAAAGCACAGGCTGAAAAGATGGCTGCAAGGGAAGCAGAAAGAGCAGCAAAGGCGGCTGCTCGCGGTAAATAATTAAGGAGAATATATATGAAGAATTTAACAATTGGGTTTGCTGCGCTGGTAGGATTGCTGGTGGGTGTAGTCAGCACCAACTGGGCTCATAGTGGTCTAGCACAGGCACAAACAGAACAGAATGAACAACCAAAGGTTGCTCTAGGTGATGATGATTGGGTGCCAGGGACAGGACCTCGTTGTTGCACCTGCCCTGAACCCCCACCCCCACCACCTCCAATGAATTGTGGCGGTGCATTGCGCGATGCTGGTTGTCCATAATACACTATGGCATATTTGAATGCGAACATACCACCTATTGAGTGTTATGTAAGGTCTAATTTTCTACAAAATAGGGTTGATTGGGATGAAGAAAAAGACTTCTATCTTCCAGTCCTTATATTTGGCGTGGCGTCGGTACCGCATCGTGCCCCGTTATTTCATTTCATCATGGAAGATGAAGGGGTTTGGTTTCGCATGCCGATCCACGCTTTCTGTCATAAGGTTCCTTCGCCGCAAGAAGAACTCTACAACCTAGTTTTGTGGGATAGTTTCAGTCCATATATTTCAGTCACACAGTTTGATTTTTTAACAAACAAACGTATGCGTTATATTGATCGAAATAAAAAGTGGAATGAAGGTACATATTTGTTCACCCTTGATTGGGCGCAGGAGGATAAAAATGTTCTTGACACAGGGTTTAGCGAAGTACCTGGCCAGCATAAATGTGGACATGTTATTAAATTGGACAATGGTAATTTTGCAATACAGCCAAACAATCGTATACGTGCATTTGAACCTTCCTTTGTCACCAAACCTGGTCAGAATGTTATTGAACGTAAACTAGGAACAAATATGTGGTCAGTCGAAAATACTGCAAAGTGGGTTTTGTCTGATGATGACCGTTTTGATTATGAAATAAAAGAGAACAAATCATGAGTGTATTCCACCATAAAAAAGCAGACCCAACAAATGAGCCAGCGTTTTTTGGTAACCCTGTCTCAATTGCCCGTTATGACAAACAGAAATATTCTATTTTTGAAAAACTGACAGACAAGCAGTTGGGTTTCTTTTGGCGCCCAGAGGAAGTTGATCTTTTGCGTGATGCTAAAGATTTCAAAAGTTTGTCTGAATATGAGAAACATATTTTCACCAGCAATTTGAAACGACAAATTTTGTTAGACTCAGTTCAAGGGCGAGCACCTGTTGCTGCTTTCCTTCCTATTGTCTCATTGCCAGAACTTGAGACTTGGGTTATCACTTGGTCGTTTTTTGAAACGATTCACTCGCGCTCATACACTCATATCATCAGGAACGTTTATCCAGATCCATCCAAAGTGTTCGATGAGATGATGGATATTAAGGAAATCGTTGATTGCGCAAAAGATATCAGCAAGTATTATGACCTTTTAATTAATAACCCAAAAGACAAAAAGGCATTGTGGCTTTGTCTAAACGCAGTAAATGCTCTTGAGGGTATTCGTTTCTATGTCTCATTTGCTTGCAGTTGGGCGTTTGCTGAATTGAAGAAGATGGAAGGAAACGCAAAGGTGATTAAATTTATCGCACGTGATGAAAATGTTCACCTTGCCTCAACCCAACACATGTTGAAAATTCTCCCAAAAGACGATTCAGCATTTGAGAAAATTCAAAAACAAACTCAAGATGAAGTCAAAGACATGTTCATATCAGTTGTTGAGCAAGAAAAGAAATGGGCAAAATATCTTTTCAAGGATGGATCAATGATTGGTTTAAATGAACAACTGCTTTGTGACTATGTCGAATGGATTGCTAACAAACGACTTCATGCAATCGGTTTTGATAATATATACAAGGGTGGATCAAACCCACTGCCATGGACACAAAAGTGGATCAGTGGTGGCGAAGTCCAAGTTGCCCCGCAAGAAACTGAAATTACCAGTTACATTGTTGGCGGTGTCAAAAAGGACGTTGATCAAAACACTTTCAAGGGGTTCAGTTTGTAAGGAGAAAATAAATGCAATGGCATGAATGTTTATCTTGCGAAAAGGATTTTAAAATTAAATCCGAAACAGTTAATGACGATGATGAAATTTTGTTTTGTCCATTTTGTGGCGCTACAGATCTCGAAAGAGAAGATCCAGAAGAGCAAGAGTGGACGGATGACGAAGAAGAATATTAATGTGGCTGCTAGAGGGCAGACAATTAACAATTGAAGAAGCGTCTGATTATTATGGTTTTGTTTACGAAATAGAAAATTTGACCAATGGTAAAAGATACATTGGTAGAAAATATTTCACAAGGGCTGGATACAAACAGGTCAAGGGTAAACGAAAGAAAATACGAAAAGAGTCCGACTGGGAAGATTATTATGGCTCATCGCCAAACCTGAAGAAAGATGTTGAGTTGCTGGGCAAAGACAACTTTAGAAGAACAATTTTAAAATTGTGCAAAACTCGCGGCGAGACAAATTATTGGGAGGCTAAATACCTGTTCGAAAGAAGGGTTCTGGAACGAGATGACTATTATAATGAATGGATCAGCTGTAAGATCGGCAAGTCCAGTGTAAAAAAAGATTTGATTTATTAATTGAGGTGATTTATAATGTATACTGTATATACGAAACCCGATTGCCCCTACTGTGTAAAAGCCAAGACTCTTTTGAAAACAAAGGGGTTGGAATATACAGAGCAGAAAATGGGTTCTGATGTGACACGTGAATATATTTTGGAAAATTTCCCAACCATGCGTACAATGCCAATCATCACTAGAAATGGTGAACTGGTTGGAGGCTACGCGCAACTTGAGGAGGCATTGAAGTGAGTGAAGAAAAGTTAAGGTTCTCAGATTTGGATGGCGTACACCACGTTGCTGAACGTAAGCCAAAAATTTATGAGAGCCCAGACAAGGGTAAAACAGTTTATGAGCGTGATTTCGGTTCCAGAGAGCGTACACTTGTTAAGACTTCTGTACAGCAGCAATGGAACATTACATACAAAGACAAATAAGCGAGTCATTAATGAAAAGCCTGAGAGAAAATTTACAGGATCATGTTTGCGTTGTTTCTTTCGTAAAAGTCAACGGTGAACATAGACAAATGCGTTGCACTCTTCGCGATGATATTGTTCCTAAAGTTGAACCAAAAGAGAATTCAAAACCAAGAAAAATTAATGAAAATGTCCTCTCCGTTTGGGATATTGACAAAAGCGACTGGCGTTCATTTCGAGTTGAAAGTGTTCAGTCAGTAACAGTAGATAATGACCCTTCGGTTGAGGAAGTTTTATGATCTACATTGTTGATATTGATCAAACAATCTGTTACACTCCAACTGTTGACAAACGCCAAGCGTATGAACTGTCAACCCCAATTCCAAAACGAATTGCAAAAATAAATGAACTGTACAACCAAGGTCACACTATCATTTATTGGACTGCCCGTGGCTCGGGAAGCGGAATAAATCAATATAGAATTACAAGAAACCAACTTGACAATTGGGGTGTTTTGTATCATGAACTCCGAATGGGTAAGCCAAGTTATGATATTTGGATTGATGACAAGGCATTTAATGATAAACAATATTTTGGTGACTAATGAAAAATCAAGACCTGATTGAGTTTAATGAACTAAACAAAGAGTCGCAAGGCGGCACCGAACTCACGACTCGCAATTTGTTTGACAGGTTGAGTCGCGAAGAACTTGAGGGTGTACAAATTATTACCTCACGTGTTCGTGAACTGAAGGAAGATAAAATCAGAATTTACCACCTTCACGATTTGCCACTTGATCCAGAGGCTGCACACTTAAAAGAAGAAGAAAGCAGGAAACGTTTCCACAAGTTGGTGTTTTCTTCCAACTGGCAGTATCAACAGTTTCGTGATTACCTTGGGGTTCCATATAGTCTCCAAAGCACTGTGATTGAAACAGGCGTTGAACCAATTCCGCTTGTTGAAAAACCAAAAGACAAAATCAGAATGATTTACACTTCAACACCACACCGTGGTCTTGAAATTCTGGTTCCAGTTTTTGAAGTGCTTGCTCAAAAATATCCAAACATTGAGTTGGATGTATTTTCTTCATTTGGAATTTATGGCAGTCAGTGGGAACAAAGAAACAAGCCATATGAGCAAATTTTTGAGCGTTGTAAGGCACACCCACAAATCAATTATCATGGTTGGGCATCTAACGAAGTCGTGCGTGAAGCGTATCAGCGTGCACACATTTTCGCCTATCCATGTATTTGGCCAGAAACTTCTTGCCGCAGTTTAATTGAGGCGATGTCTGCTGGTTGCTTGGCGGTTCACCCGAACTTCTCAGCACTGACTGATACATCGGGTGGGTTGACTGTACAATATGACGGCGATCATTCAGACATGAACGCCCATGCAAATTATTTCGCCCATACACTGATGTATGCGATTGAAAATGTCCAGCGCAATGACTTGAGTAATATGCTCACCTATGTAAAATCATATGCAGACACTCGGTTTTCTTGGACAACTGTAATACATAAATGGAAATCATTAATTAATTCACTAAAGGCTGAGCACAGTGATCTTATCAAAGGCTCCACTCAGGGTTAGTTTTTTTGGCGGAGGGAGTGATATCCCTGCCCACTTCTTAAAGAATGGTGGGGCTACTCTTTCTACAGCGATTGATAAATATGTGTATGTGACAGTGATGCATACACCACAACCGCATATTAAGGTCACGTATTCAAAACTTGAAATTGTTGACAAAGTTGATGATTTACAAAATGAAATTGTCAGAAATGCCCTGAAATATTTTGGCATTAATTCAAATATCGAAATCACAACATTCGCTGATATTCCAACTATTGGAACAGGGCTTGGTGGTTCATCGGCATTCACATGTGCTTTGGTAAGGGCACTGGCACATTACCTAGACTACGAAGTCGATGAATACAAAACTGCCCATCTTGCATGTCATATCGAAATCGAAATGTGTGGCTGGAAAATCGGCTATCAAGATCAGTATGCTTCAGCATTCGGTGGTACAAACTTTATTGAATATGGTAAAGATGGGTCAACCAGTGTTACAAAACTGAAAAAGGTTTGTGACATGAGCCATTTGTATCTGATTCCAACTAACATTGAAAGACACTCAGCAAAAGTCCTCAATGAGATAAATTTTGAAGAGAAAACATCACTGATCAATGAACTTGCAGAATACGCCAGGAGAAACAAATTTAGACAGTTTACACCCAATGAACTAGGTGAAGAACTGAAAAAATGCTGGGAAATCAAAAAAGCATTGGATGGTGGTGTTTCTAGCCCGAAAATTGACGATCTATATCAATACATTATGAAAACAGGGGCATACGGCGGCAAACTCCTTGGAGCAGGAGGAGGTGGATATCTAATGATGGTCGCTAATGTCGCAAGTCGTATTTCTACTAAAAAATATTTGAAAGAATTAAATGCATTGAAAATCAATACATCAGAACATGGGGCGAGGGTTGTATATGAAGATTGATGAAATTTTGGAAGATCATAAAAGACTCGTCGAGCATGGGTTTGATTCTATCAACCTTGGCGAGTTTCAAAGAACAGCCGATGTCATTGTAGATGCAATCAAAGGTCGCAAGCGTATCTTCACTTGTGGTAATGGAGCATCAGCCGCAATTGCTCAGCACTGGGCTTGTGATTATTTCAAGGGATGTTCAAAGGGTGATTTGGCTCCGCAGGTTTACTCATTATCCGCAAACATCCCACTGATGACTGCAATTTCAAATGACATCTCATATGATGAGGTTTACTCATATCAAATTGAGCGTGCAGGTGAAGTTGGTGATGTACTGATTGTTATTAGCAGCAGTGGCAACTCACCAAGCGTTGTAAAGGCGATTGATTCCGCTATGAAGAAAGGTATGCTGACCGTAGCACTGACAGGGTTCAATGGTGGCGCCTGTTGGGAGAAAGCAGACTTCGTCGTTCATGTAGACATTCAAGAGTACGAGGCGACCGAAGATGTTCACCAAGCAGTGATGCATATGATCGCCAAATATGTTAGGGCAAAACTCTGGGCTTGACTTATTTTCTAAAAAGAATTAGAATTGTCCTATGAGTAAAAACACAATGACGATTGAACGTGTTCACATTGGTGATGAACCAATCATTTTGGACACTATTAGCAACCCAGTCGATAGCAGACTTGTTCACGCACTCAATTGGTACAACTATATGTACACGATTGATAAGGGGAAAGGTTGGTTGCTTCAGTACTTAAAAAAGAATTATCCTACTAGCACACATGATGCAGTTAGGAATGCGCCTAACTGGCGCACCCCAACAACCATTTGCTGGATGGCGAAGATGATGCTCAATGGCACCAAATTCGAAGGTCAGTTGATGGATTACTTCAACCGCAAAATTGAAGGCAACGTCGCAGCAGCCCCAAAGTCAGTTGTCAAGTCTGATAAGCCAAAGGTGGTTGTTGATATTCAGGCGCGTGTTCGCGAAAACGCAGACAAGCGCATTGGCGAAATCGACAGTGAGATTGATATTGTAATGAAGGGAGGCAAGACTGACATCTATGCTTACCTTTCCAAAAACGAAATCTCACCGCAAGTCGCCTCAATGATCAAGGCGCATTTCGGTAAACACCTCGAATTCCTCAAGGGTGATGACCCGCAAATTGAGGAAGCGTATGGTAAAAAGTTAAAAATGTGGATTGACTTTTATACCCAATTGACGTATGATTGTGAACGTTACATCAGCAACAAGAAAGTGTCAAAGGTTCGCAAGCCACGCGCAAAGAAGGAGCAACTGGCAACTGACCTTGTTAAGAACTTGAAGTACCAAAAACAATTTGCCGAGTTGAAGTTAGCCAGCATCAACCCAGTTGATCTGATTGGCTCAGAGTCACTTTGGGTGTACAACACTAAATACAAACAGTTGACAGTTTATTATTCAAACACACGCAGTGGACTGTCAGTGAAGGGTACAACATTGACTGGCATTGACTTTGAAAAATCTGAGACCAAAACTCTCCGCAAACCTGAGGAAACTCTCAAGGCATTATTATCTGGCGGAAAAATTGTACAGAGAAAATTGATGGAAGGTTTGTCAACCAAGGGATCAAAACCAACTGGTCGAATCAATGACCAAACGGTATTGCTCAAGGTGAATAAATGAGCAACAATGTCATAGTGTTCCCAAAGAACAAAGACCAAAAAAGCCCACCTCAAACAGTTGAAGAGATGTTTGAGAAAATCGTAAAAATCAGGGAAGAGCATACTGAGAAAACTGTTGGAGAAATTATCCCGAACATTTTAAATATGCTTGCTCAAGTTGGTGTTCCTGTTGATGACCATGAACAACAAACGTTAAATGCCCTGCTGATTGAATGTATCAGGGCTCATATATACAAATCATTGAAACTGCCGCACCCACTTCATGATATTGCGGATCAATTTTTCGTATATCAAGAAGATGATACTGGTGTGACTTATATGTTCTCTCCAAGTTTATTTGATAAAAACGAAGAAGAAGGCGATAATTAAAATGATCATTATTGACTTGAATCAGGTTATGATTTCGACTTTTATGTCTCAAATCGGTAACCATACAAATGTGAAAGTTGAGGAGGACTTACTTCGCCATATGATCCTCAACTGTATCCGTTCATATATTAAGAAGTTCAAAGAACAGTATGGCGAGGTTATTATTGCCTGTGATGATCGTCATTACTGGCGTCGACAAGTTTACCCATACTACAAGGCTAACCGCAGAAAGTCCAGAGAAAATTCAGAAATCGACTGGAATGTGGTTTTTGAAAGTCTAAATAAGATTCGCGAGGAACTGAAAACATACTTTCCTTATCGAGTTATACAGGCTGATGGAGCAGAAGCCGACGATGTTATTGGCACTTTGGTCGAACAATTTGGGAACTCATCAGAGAAAATTCTAATTTTATCTGGCGACAAAGACTTTGTCCAGTTGCAAACATACATGAACGTTAAACAGTACGATCCAGTCAGAAAGAAATTTGTTGAACACAATGACCCATCGCGATTTGTAAAAGAACAAATCATGCGTGGTGATGTTGGTGATGGTGTTCCTAATTTCCTTTCTGCTGATAACTGTTTTGTCGTTGGCGCTCGTCAAAAACCACTGAGTCAAAAGAAACTTGACACTTGGGTAAATCAAGACCCGAAACAGTTTTGTGACGAAGGTATGTTACGCAACTACAATCGCAACCAACAATTGATTGACCTGTCGTTTATCCCAACTGACATCAAGGAAAGAGTGCTTGATCAATACAAGGTTCAATCAAATAAAGGTCGTCAACACTTGTTCAACTATTTTGTAGAGAAAAAACTGAAACACTTACTTGAGAACATTAATGAGTTTTAATATGGCAAGAAAATTACCTATTTCGACAATTATCGAAAACGCATCCAACCTAAAGAAAATTGAAGAGCGTGCAGACTATTTGCGTCAACACGATAGCACCGCACTCCAAACAGTTTTGAAATTTGGGCTTGACTCAAAAATCAAATGGGCACTACCTGAGGGAGCACCACCATATAAGCAATGTGAGGCTCTTGATATTGAGGGTATGCTTTATTCAGAGGCACGTCGTCTTTATCTGTTTGTTGAAGGGGGCAATGACGGTTTGAGTAAAATCAGACGTGAAATGCTCTTCATCAATATGCTTGAGTCGCTGCATCCTAAAGATGCGGAACTCATCATTGCCGCGAAGGATAAAAAACTCCCGAAGGGCATCACCAAAAAAGTAGTCAATCTAGCATTTCCGAGGTTAATTGAAGATGAGTAAGAAAAATCAGCGTTTTGATTCTTATGAGGATGAAGAACGCAGTTGGGAAAGAAATTCCTACCAAGATCGTAAAGAAAAACGTCGCGAAAAGAAAATACGCAATGCTTTGAGAACTCGTAATATTGATGAGTTGATGGAAGCAGACGAAGAATATTACGATAATTATTATAAATAAAGATATGCCTACGTATACCTTTAAAAATATTAAAACAGGTAAAATATGGGAGGAAACTATTTCTATCTCTGCTAGAGATGAAATGGTTAAAAACCCAGACATTGAACAAATCATTGACACCGCACCGTCAATGAGTTATAAAGGTACACGCACTAAACCTGACCAAAATTTTAGGGATGTTTTGAAGAAAATAAAATCAAAACATAGGGGTTCCAACATCAACACATTTTAGGATTGTCAGTGGCAACAACAAAAAGACTTACAAAAAGAGAAAAAAGAATACTACGACAAAACAATGAACTTGATGAAAATGATAAACCAATATTTACCTCCCCAAATTTTAAACTAGCAAACGTTCATCCAATAACGGAAAATCAACGCAAAACGTTTCAAGCATTTGCTGATGGCAAGCACCTCATGCTTCACGGCATGGCGGGAACAGGAAAGACTTTTGTCTCATTGTACCTCGCTTTAAATGAGTTGATGTCAGGCGAAGGAAAACAAAACAAAATTTTCATAATCAGAAGTGTTGTTCCAACACGTGATATGGGGTTTTTACCTGGCAATCAAAAAGAAAAGACAAAGGTGTATGAAGCACCCTACATCGCCATATGCACTGAACTTTACAGACGTGGCGATGCATATGAAGTCTTGAAGCAAAAAGGTGCGATTGAATTTATGTCCACTTCATTTGTTCGTGGAACAACGTTGAATGATTGTTATGTGATAGTTGATGAAATTAACAATATGACATTTCATGAACTTGATTCGGTGATCACGCGTATTGGTAAAAATTGTCGTGTGTTATTTTGTGGAGACTTTCGTCAGTCTGATTTAACCAAAGATCAAGAACGAAATGGTTTAAGAGATTTTATCAAAATTGTAAATAAATTATCTGACTTTGAATATATTGATTTTCGTGAGGAAGATATTGTCAGATCAAAACTTGTTAAGGAATATATCATTGCAAGAGAAAAACTCGGTCTTCAAGCGTAAACAGTTTACAAATAAACTGATTGACTTCCCAGACCTAAACACAGTCACACGTAATGGCAAACGTTATTATGTAACCACGGAGGGCGAACAATACCCTTCAGTTACTACCGTGCTTGACTCTATGACTGACAAAACTTCTCTATTTGAGTGGAGAAAAAGAATTGGTGAGGCTGAGGCTAACAAAATTTCAAGACGCGCCGCAGCACGTGGCACAGCCCTGCACCTTGCTTGTGAAAAATACCTCCTGGGGGAGGATATAAATTTTGAAGAAGAAATGCCAACCACAACGGCATTGTTTGCTCAAGCCAAAGAAACACTTGATGCGAAAGTTGACAACATCTATTGTATCGAAAAACCATTGGTATCAAACAAACTTAAAGTTGCTGGTCGTGTTGACTTGATCGCCGAATATGAAGATGACATCGCGGTGATTGACTTCAAAACATCTGATAAAACAAAAAGAAAAGATTGGATTGAAAGTTACTTCCTACAGGCGTCACTCTATTCCTATATGTTTTGGGAAATGACAGGTATCCCAATTAAGAAAATCGTTATTGCGATTTGTATAGAATCAGAAACCAAACCGCAAATTTTTATAGATTCACCTGTACACTACATCGAAAAATCTGCTGGGCTCGTTCGAGCATATCACAAATCTAAAAATTAAATTTTTATTAAATTATTCTTTTTGATGCGACTCTGCTGTAAATATAACGTCAGTAGAGGTCGTTAAATGCAATACAAATCAATTTTTATTTCTGATGTCCATTTGGGCTCAAGAGGATGTAAAGCCGATTTGCTATGCGATTTCTTGAAAAATAATTCAAGCGAAAATTTATATCTCGTCGGTGATATTATTGATGGATGGCGATTGAAAAGAAAATTCTATTGGCCACAGTCACACACTGATGTGATTCGTAAAATTCTCAAAGCAGCAAAAAACAATACCAAAGTCACATATGTTGTTGGCAATCACGACGATGCATTTCGTGATCTGTTACCATTTGATATTCATTTCGGCAATATTGATTTGGTGAATCAATGTCGCCACGAAGGCATAAACGGCAAAACTTATATGGTGATCCATGGTGACTTATTCGATGGTGTGTTAAGAACCAAACTTCAATGGCTCTATCATCTTGGTGATATGCTGTATAATGTTTTATTGCGCCTCAATGTTCTTGTGAGTAAAGTTCGTAACTGGTTTGATATGCCGC